ACTGACAACCGCTAACTGTTTCTGGATCCCGGACATGAGTTCCTGAAAGGTATTCAGATCCTGGCCCAGCCGGTCAATCACCTGAACCTGGTCTGCTTGGCTACCTGGAGCCGCCATACCCGCGCGTGCCATACCCATCGCGGACGGCGCGGGTTGCTGCTGGCTGCGAATCTCGGGCGGTGTCGGGAGGGGCGGGGCCATGAACTACTTGCGCCCTTTGCTTCCCCGGCCGATATTGGACTGCTCTATCGCCCGCGCGGACATCGGAAGCTTCTCTGTGGTGCCCCACGTCTTGATGGGCATTCGATTTAACTTCACCTGGTCGCCAACTTCCTGGTAGTGACCCCCCTTCGGGTTCGAAGATGGACTCTGCACTGGCGTGCGATTCAACTTGACCTGGTCGCCAACTTCCTGGTACTGGCCCCCCTTGGGGTTCGAAGAAGGAGTGGCGGTCGGAGTCTTGCCGAGCGGCTGAGTTGTTGCCTGAGATTCGTACTTGCCCATAATTTGTCGGAGTTCTCAAAACCTTCGGGTGCTTGAAATCGTCCCGTTGAGGGCGGCTTTTCAGGTCCGCCCCCAACCCACTCACTATCTAGCGAGTGTGCTTGCGGGAACCTTTCTTGCGACCTTTGGCCATGAGAGACTACCTCCTTTGTGAGTTCAGTCCGTTTTTATACGGAATGTCGAACACAAACTACGCGCTTGAGATTTGAATGTCAAGCGCCTTGGACAATTATTATTTGAAGCGAGGTAGGTTTGACGTGACAATTGCCCCCATCGGTGTCGTTTGGGGGACCTGTTTAGCTCGCGCCTAACAGGTATGGGGCAGCGAGCAGCAGCAGGAATGTGAATCTCATGGGTTTGACTTGTGGGGCTCGTCAATTTTGCGGTCTATGTTTACTGCAACGGTATGCGTATCGGCTGAGGTGCTTTTGATGCTGGCCAATTGAGCGTCCGTAAAATCATCTTTTTTCTGCTGCCTCTCGGCAATGACTTTATTGGTTTCCAGGCCTTCTGCTCTTAGCTCTGCTAGTTTGATCTTTCCGTGGTTTGCCTCATTGTAGGCATTGTCGGCGCTAACTCCCACCTCGTTAAGCTTGCTCCGCAGATCGTTAATTTGCTCAGATTGTGTCTTGAGTTGACCGATCAAGATGTCACTGAGGCTCTGTTCCCGCTTTGTTAAATTCTCACCCCTGGTTTCGAGCATTGAAAACGCCCACTTGGCTAGTACGAAAAACCCAATCCCGACCGGAGTAACAATCGTGATTAGCTTGGGAATGTCGTCAATGAAATTCAGCGTCATGAGCATCAACGTCAAAGTGAGAATCATTCGCTTTTCGGCTTAGCCCGAATCTTGTTGTGCAGAAACGCAATGTAGTACAGAGCAAAGCCGACGCAGATTATAAAGATGACAAACGCTACGGCCCCGATCACCATCGAAATAGAAAGGTTAGCCTGCAATTCTTTGATCATCCCCGTGTTGCTATTTGAGGCCGTTGCCTGCTTTGCTATCTCGGCGTGATCCTTTTCCTGAAGGCCCGCAATCTCAACAATAAGGCTGCGAATATCGCCCATGTCCTCGCGCGATTTTTGCGTTTCTTTGAAGTTTCGATCTTGATTCCCGATGCTGACTTGCTGCTGCTTAGCCAGCGCTTTTTCAAGCTTCGGAACCGCCGTTGAGACAACAGCCGTCGAGACAACCTGAGATTCCGCTTTGTTTCTCTCCCCTTGGTTTTTTAACTGTGCCCTGAGTTGATCGCGCTCCTGCGTTGTTGCGTTCAGTTGTGTCGCCTGAGTGCGAAGTTGATTCGATAATTCCGCTACCTGCCCGCGGAGTTGCCTTTCCGTTTTCGATTCGCCAAACGCGGGGCCGGCGAAAATCAGCAAGATTAAGATTGCTTTGATATTGCTCTGGTTTCCGCCACGGTTTTCCACGGCTCGCGGCCTACGCCGTAAGAAAAGTTTCAGCACAGTAACCCCAATCCCCGCTCCCAAGTGTCCGTGAATCTCTCTAAACCATAAACTCCGCCGTTGACGGCCGATCGCATTGCGGGTATATTCCCGGCCTGAATAGCCCCCTGGATCACGGCTTGCCGTGACTCAATAAACGCTACTAGCAACTTAGCCGCAATACTGGGGTCACATGCGCGTTCGGGGTGGGTAAGCAGGTCCTCGCCGACCAACCGACCGTAATGCTTGTAGTTCCATTGCCCCGTGATCTGCAAATAGCCCCTGCCGCGGAATCGTTCTCCGTCTGGTGGCCCGTTGTTGCCCAGGACCTTCCGATAGTCGTACTTGTCGAAAGGAGTCTTCAGGGTATTGAAGTGGCTGATGGCCTCCTCAACCGGGACGAACGGCTCGCATTCGGAGCGAATTGTGGCCAAGCAGTAAAGCTGCAGTTTTGACTCCAGGACAGAGATCGCCTCAATCACGGCCGGCGCGAACAAGGCAATGTTTTTTTCTGGCGTGAAGGGGAACAGGCTCTCTATCTGCTGGATGGTGAACCTCACTGGCTACCTGTTAGCGGCGTCGGCAACTTCAGCGCTTCCACCTGCTCAATCACCTTGTCGGGCCTCAACTTCTTCGCCAATTCTTCAATCGCAGGGAAAGAGCCCTGCGCTGTTGAGATCAAGGCCGCGATGTTTTCCGCGCTCGCGTTGTCCAGGTCAGGACAGACCGTTCCCAAGGTTGGCTGAATTCGCGTGTAGTGCCCGGCCGCGATGATTCGTTGAGCTTGATACGACACCATACCCATCGAAGCCGTCAACAGCACGCCAGGGATCTTAGCCGCCCAGCCAATATCGCCAGAGAACCGCGCGGATACCGAAGAGTCTACGTGCGATCCGGTGCCCAGTGAGACCACGGAGGTTTGTTCGCCAGGCCAAAGCTGAAGCGCTTCCGCGTATGCGCACATGGCCGGGTCGTTACAGGCCACGGCACCGTCGATTAGGGAGTGAAAAGGGGGAAAGTAAGTGGGTGCCGCAGAAGTCGCTCGTGCCACTTCCCACATAAGTTCTCCTTTTGCCTCCCACGATTTGAAAAAGTGGGCATCGTTCTTCACTAAATCAAACGACGAGATCATGAGATGAGTTGTGGCCGACGCCAAAGTTCGCGTCCCGAAGTGGTTCTGCAGCACTCCTTCAATGCCAGCAGCGCCGAACTTAGCGCCGACGATGTGGAAGTGATCGAAGATAAAGTCGCGCTGGCTCCGCGTGAAGATGATACTTCCTTCGGACACGTAGAGCGCCGAAGCCTCCTTCGCCGGGAATCCGCACGCCAGAAGTGCGGCGAGTATGCCGCCAGTCGACGTGCCGACGATCAAGTCGAACTGCTTCGCGCAAGGCACGCCAGTCAGGCTTTCCAGGTGCTCCAGCAGCTTCGCCGGGATCACGCCGCGGATGCCGCCGCCGTCCAGTGAGAGAACGCGCTTCACCTACGAGCCACCGATGGTCAACTTCCCGGAGATGTTGTACGGGACGCTGATGCCATTGCCAAAGAATGAACTCAGTAGCGAGGTAACCGCGGGGATTGGCGGCGCGGGCGGCAATGGATCACCCGGGCGAGGCGGAAGCAGGCCAGCCGACTTCTGACCGTTAAATACGCCCTGCACAAAGTCGGTAACCAATCCAGCGAGTTCCGCGCCATTAGCGGGGATAGCTGGGATGGTGCCGCGATCCACTAAGCCCTGAATGAGGGGGATGGTATCGCTAACCACGGCAGCCAGCTTCTTTGGATTATTTTCCGGAGAGGGGGTTACAGTGGAGTGCTGGTGGTGGATTAACGAGATCACCTCGTTCACGATGAACGGGCCGAACTTCATGGCTAGCTGGAGCGCGAGCGGTGCCAGGATTACGGAGGTCACTTAACCGGCCCCGCCAAACTCAGATGGACTAAAACTATCTGCTTGTCGAAAGCGCTCTAGGTCCTCTTTGGAATACTGCGATACGAGTTCGGGGACAGCTTCTCCAGTAAGCCGCTCAACCAATTCGGGCATGCCCTTTAGCGCATAGACGTTGGCTTTGGCCCACGCCAGCACCGCTTCGTACCGCGCAAGCTTTTCGGTATCGGTCAGCATTAGAGCGTCACCTCCCCGCGAAACTCTTCAAATGCCGATTGGCGATACGGGCCATTCAGGTACTTGTAGAGCAATCCTGCGTTGTGGTTCGTGCTGCCCGTTACCCTGCGAATGGAAAGTTGCTCAAGCGGAAGATCAAGAGCCGGGTCAACGCCATCGCCCTGGAGCCAGACATTCCAGCGGTTCGATGGATTCTCACTCACAATCTGGTACGGGCCGCATTCAGAGAGGTCCGTTTCCAGAATTCCAAGCACCTTGTTTGCGGTTGCGCGGGTAGCATACTGCGTTGGAATCAGCGGCGTTTTCTTGCTATTCCCGAGGGTAAGGACATAGCCGTCAGTAATATAAGGCGATTGTGCTGTTTGTTCGGGCATTTAACTTCCTTCGGCGGGATCTAGCCGCCAAACTACGATGTAACGATTGGCCTCTTCAGCCGTCAGGTCACCAATGGACCGAAGCGGCCGTGATACAAATATCGAATCTTCAACGTCCGCCAAGGTGAACTGCCGCGCCGCCAAAATGGCGTCAATCGCGTCAGCCTGTACCCCGGAGACTTGTGACATCAAACCTGCTTTCCTTTCTTCTGGCCCGCCGTCCGTGGCGTCCGGCCCTGGGCGGGTGGGTGCTGCCCCTCGCCGCCCTGCTCCTGTTGCATCTTCGCCATGGCTTGCATCTCCTGGACCCGCTCCTGGAGGACATGGTCGGCGTTCGGATACTCAACCGCCCTCAGGAGCTCGCGCGCCCCGATGATCTGCCGTTGGTTCAGGATTAGTGCCAACTGCTTCATCTGAGCCTTTGCCGAACCATGGCTGGACCCCGCGGCGATCGTAATGGGGAACGATCTCCAGTGATTGAACTTGTCCTGGTTAGCCGGCACTGCGCTATTCGGATCCCAATCAAAGTCGCTGAATGTCAAACCGTCTGGACCCAGCATGCGCAGCCGCTGCTTTGAGGTGAAGTACTGAAGGATGTTCGAGACCGCCTGCTCGCCGCAGTCCCGCAGGAAGACTTCGACGTACCGCCCTTCCAACCGAAACTGACCGGTCTGCATGTCGCGCATCTGCTCAATCGCGTCGCCGCCAGGCACCTGCTTCTTCTTCTGCAGCGAATTCACATCCAGCGTTCCTGCATGCCGATCAAACTCCGGAGCAAGCGATTTCAAGAACTCGAAAACGTAAGACGGCAGGACCGGCGCGTCGATGTACTTCACGTCGGCAATGGAACCTGTTGGGTTGATGCGCAGCTTCTGGCCGGGCTTGTCCGGGTAGAAGCGTTCCCAGTCCGCATCGTTGATCGCGCCGCGCCGGGAGATCACCGTCTGGTTCAGCGCCTTCTTCAAGTTATCCATGATGCCGGCGGATATCTCGTTCATGGCGTTCTGCAGCGGCAGCAGCGTGCGATACTTGCTCAATCCCCGCGGCGCCCACACCACCGGGTTCAGCGTCAACATGCCGAACGGGAAGCGGCCGTGCCAGTAGGGGCTTGGGCCGTCGTACATAGGCTTTTCGCCGCCGAACACAATGAGGCGCTTCCTGGGCCATAGCCGCTCACCGTGCTTTACCGTGTACCAGTAATTGTGATGCCCGGTGTTTAGGAAAGGGTCCTTCACGATCACGTCCTGCTGTGATTCGTTGGTCTCCATATCCTCAACCCAAAATTCTTGCAATTCAGCCGAAGGGAACGGATTCGTCCCGTCCTGAAAACCGTTTTTGCCTACGCGATCGCGCATCATGCGCTTCATGGCGGGCGAGAAACTATTCCACTGGTAATCCGTGATCTGGCCCGGCCGCTGGTTTCCCTGCAGCGTATTCGTCGTGCCGTAGCCGGTCGCCGTCTTCGATGTTTCGATCCCTTTCGCCATGTCGCCGAACTTCGTCTTGAAGTAGGTCAGCGGCTTGTACGTCCGATAAAGTACCGCGCTTGAAGATTGCAGGTCCATCCCGCAGTTAATCGGCAACACCGCGTCCATGCCGTGCGCCGTGAAAGATAACTGCCCGCCATTAGCCCCAAGCTTCGCAAAGCCGGTTGACAGCATGGAATGGTCTACCACCTGGACAAGCGAGATGTCCATGCTGCGCGAGGTCCACTCAGAATGGATTACCCCGTTCAGCATGTTGGCGGCGTCTTTGTAGGCATCCACGCGGGAACTGATGTCGATTGTGGGCCGAATGTCTGTCAGCGAGGAGAGGTTGTCTTGCCGGGCCCGGGCGATGACGTTGTCCACGAACTGCGAACGGTACTTTGGGCGATCCCGGCCCCACTGGTTGCCTTCGATCGCGTCGATGTACTTCGCGATATTGCCCCATTCCCGGCTGGCATTTAGTTCCTGGAGTGCCTGCCGCTCTGCCGCCTGCCGCCAGTGCTGAATCCGGGAAACGTAGTTATCGGTATCGTCGCGCGTCCCCGACTTCTCCTTGAAAACCGGACCACGCGGCATTTCGGCAAGAGAACCCATGGTTAAGAACCTTGTCCGATATCGGACTTTTTACCAAGCACCGGGCATCCCCCGAGTCGACGCGCCAACGCCATCCGAATGAACTTCCATGGGGCCGATATCCTTCGGGTTGACCAAGCCTTCCGCTTTGCAGAATTCGCGCTGTTCCTGAAATGTATTTATTTGGCACTTCTCAGGCTTACCGTTCTTCCCGCTCCGCCTGCGCCAAGCCCAGTGCCCATCCTTGGTGGTGTCGTTGCCCTCAACGCTCTTATCGCCATACTTACTGCCGACGATGACGCCGCAGAAGACTACAGCGAAGCCAGAAATCAACTTCTTGGTCTCCAGGCCACACGTCTCGCATTCGCACATCGGAGAATTACTGCGCGAATAGTAATGCTCAATCGGCTTTTGGATGGCCGGGTCGCACGCGGGGCAGAATGACTCGTAGAGGGGCATAGGCGCTTACGCGGCGGCAGAGATGGGTGCGGCGGCCGGGGTGTCTTCCTCGATAACCTTCGCGTGCAGGTAGTCAATGAGGTCCGCGCCTGTCACCGTATCGCGGCCCATGGCCTCTTTCAGCCACTCGTGTTGCGCTTCTGTAATGAGCAACTGCTTTGGCTGAGGGTTGAGGTCGTACATCCAGCCCTGCTCCATGGCGAAGTCCATCATGTTCTGACAGAGCGTGTCCACGTCCATTCCCTGCTGCTCGGCAATCATCTGCAGTGGCTCTTCGTAAGACGGATCCACCAACCAGGAAATTACGCGCGAGCCTTGCCGGATGGACTTGCTGGCACTGCACGCCGCCAATAGATCCTCTGGCGTGAAGTCTTCACCCAGTACGTCCTTGAGTTGCTTCACCATCGGGAGGTCGAGAGTCACCGCGCCGTCGGCGTGATCGCCAACCAAGTAGTTTGCCACCGCCGTCAGTTTCTCGGCCATGCTGTCGCCCGGGATGTCTGCCGCGGCGATCTTTTCTGCCTGGTCCGGCCGAAGCTCTAACTGGATGCCGTATTTAACCGGGACCTTGGATATTTGCTGCTGGTTGTTCGCCACGTATTCTCCCGTCTCACAGCCCATCATACGTGAGATCGGACACGTCAACATGCGACCTTTGCGAAAATTCCTTGTCAATGTCGATTATTACCTGACCGCGAGGCGTCAAGTTCATGCGCGCGGCGGTCAGCATGAGCGAGGCACAGTGTCGACACTTATACATCATGCTCGGCGGTTCGGCCGAGTCCCATGACTGCTGGCAGGTGACGCAGGATATCTTCCATTTGAAGCTGGCCGCCATCTCTTTGTCGCTGGCCCGAACCGGAATGTAGCCTAGCGATTCGTCCCAATCCATCTCATGCGAGGTGTACAGGCAGATAAGACCGGCAATCAGAACGTCATCGTGGAAACCGAACGCCGCGCCACCGCTCTTATCGTCGTAATCGTCTTTCTGAAAGGTCTTTACTTCCTGCGCGAACTCTTTCGAGCGGACGATCCACAACCGGTTCCTGCCCCAGCGCACTGCCGTCTGCCAGAGCCGTGGCTTGGAATTCATCTGCGTATTCCAGTGCCAGCGGTTTGAGTTCACCTTCACAGCGTCCAGGTTCTTCCACCGGTAGATGTTTGGGTACTGATATTGGTGAAGCACCGTATTCGCGCAGGAGTCGAACTTGTTGTATTCAATCGCCATCAGCGCGTCGTTGTACATCCTCCCCAGAAAGTTCACCGGCTGCGCGAAGCCGATCGGGTCAATCGTGTTGCTTCGATACTGAGCTACCTGCACATCGGGGCTCGGCACCCGGCCAATTCGATTCACGAATGCCACGGAGTAATCCGCTTTGCCGCCCAGGCCCTCCGCGACATCTACCCCGCAGCCATACTCCGCACCAGCGATGGGCCACTCCCATATATGAAGCGGTGCTTCGTCCTGTCTGTGATCGTAGGCGCAATTCGCTGCAAAACAACGCGCCGGCCGCCCTTCACTCACTTCCAGGGGATTTGCAACGCCGTGGAATTCTCCGCGCGAATCAAGGTTCCCAATGGCGATGGGATCGCGCACGCAGGAGTTGAAGAAGGCCTGCACCGGCTGCGGGAACGCTGCGAACCCAGAAACCT